TTACCACTATACATAAAGGGTTCAAGTGCGTGTTTTTTAAGAGTTTCATGTGATAATAGTTCTCCAAAATGATATTTAACTTCTTGTATTGAACCTGAAAAACGTAATGTATCTATATTATCATATTCAGATTCATCATTTGCTGGTATACCCCCAAAATAAGCCATACCTGCTCCTCCTATGTTATTACCTCCATGAAAAGGATCTCCAAACGTTATTTGTCTGTCTGCTTTTGTTTGAGTTATACTTGCTGTATAATAAGATACATGTTTTAACCAATTAGCTTGATATGCCCCAAATGTTATGTCGTTAGTTGCTGCTGTACTTCCTGACACTCCTATATGAATATTCCAAAAATCACCATTAAATATTGGAAAATTTGCAGTTGAAGCTGCTATTGAGTCGTTTATAATTAAATCTATTTTTCCATGTTGAGAAGCGTCATTAGATGCTGATATGTCATTTCCTATATATGTTGTTAATCTTAATGTTGGGTCTTTATCTGCACTACTTCCAGATAAAGTAAATAAATGTTGGTTAGAATCATCAACTAATCTAGTGGGTTTAACTCTAAATTCAATTGTTTTAGCCGAAGCTTGTAATGCGTCTGTCAATGAAGAAGACCAGGCTGTAGATATGAAATGTCCTCCTATTCCTGATTCTCCTTTTAATGCTAATCCGGATTTTTCATAACTAAAAGTTTTATAAGTTCTAGAAGTATCTAAATCTTTTAAAGGACCACTTAAAAGTGTATTTCCTCCATATTCTTTAACATTTAAAATAGTTCGAGGTACACCATAACAATTCATTAATGCATTTAATCCTCTTTCTGTTCCTTTGGTTTTTAGTAAATAAGGAGCATTATTATATAAACGTTTCCAAATTTCTTTTGTTATTTGTCCTTTAGGAATTGAACCTTCATTTGAAGCTGTAACAAATGTTTTTATTCCTCTTTCAACATTATAGAAGGCATTTGTGCCACTTCCTACTATATATTGACCTACTACTAAATTTCCTACTGCGTTGTCTTGTATTCCCTCTCCTAAAATATATTCAATTAAATTTGCATTTTCAAATTGGTCAAAGGTATCTATTCCTAAACTTTTAAGTTGGTAATAAACTAATTCTTTTGAAATACCAAACTTATTATCTAAATTATTTATTTCAGTTAAATGTTTGATATAAAGCCATATATGGTCAAAATGTTGACCTATCATATTTACAAAATCAATATATAAAGTATTATTTGAATTTTCTAATATATGTTCGGGTATTAGTTTAGATAAATTGTGTGGATTTTCTCTATCATATAAAGAAGCTGATAAAAATTGTCCAGAATATTCTGGGGTTATTCCAGGTGCATCTCCTAACCAAGTTTCAACTTGTGAAGATGATACTGAATATAATTTATATGGTGGTAAAGAATTTGATTTTGGCCAAGTATAGGGGTTAGAGTCTTTTGTAAAATATAAAAAATGCTCATAACCATCAAAACCTTTTATGATATCTCTTTTTTTACCTTTTGTATTTTCTATAATATCTAATATAGTATTAGAACTAGAAAGTGGACCTTGAATTAAGTTTGTTTCTTCTATTTTAGAATCATAAAATTCTATGTCTATTATTTTCTTTTTGAAGTTTTTTAAACGTTCTTTAGCACTACTAAAATGAACAAAATTTTCAAAATGGTAAGGTCTATCAAGTTCTTCCATACTTGAAGACACATTTCTTATATAATCATATTGTACATTTAATGTATCGGGATTTTCTAATTTATTTAATAAATGATTATAAGAAGAAGTTACATTATATGTTAATATATCATTATAGGTTTTAAAAGCAGAAGGAATAGAATTCTTTTGCCTAGTATCTATTTGGAAATTAGGACCCATTAATTCTATACTATCATCTATTATCTCCTGTCCTCCTAAATCAATATCTATAGAAATTGGGTCTGTTATTTCTTCAACTACTTTAAATAAGGAATTTCTATCTAAATTTGTAGGTAAAGGATTTAATGTTTTAAGTATTAATTCATATTTTAAAGAATCTGTATTTAATAAAAGATTAATAGCAGGTAATATTACTCCCCCACCAAAATTTAAAGAAAATTCTTTAAAATAAGCAGCACTTTCAATTTCTAGTATAAATGAAGTAACAGAAGTATCAAATAGTTGATTTAAAACATCTGGGGAAATAGATTTTATTTCTCTACGTGAGGTAGAAACTTCTTTTATAGAAAAAGGATATTCAGAAGAATTAAATATTTTATTTTTAAGAGGATAAAATACTAATTTATATTGTCCCGAAATATATCCCCTGTTTGTTAAAATTAACTCTGGATCTACAATTAACATATTTGAACTGTCTATTGTAAAGTCTTGGAAATTTTGTTCTGAGAATATTAATTGATTGGCATTATTAAAAACATGAAGTTCTATATAATCTTCATCTCTACCAAAGTTTTTAGTTATTACTGTTGAAGGTAATTCTATTTGTAAAGTATTAATATATGATTGGCTTGACTTGTCTTCATTCTCATTTCCCTCCATACTCATATTATCATTATTTATATATAAAGATTGTTGGGTGTTCTCATTTTCTCCTGTAGAGGGTTTTTGGGAAGTATTTATGTTATTTGAATTATTGTAAGCCATTATATATCATTTAATAAGGTCCGGTATAAGTATTAATAATAGAAATAGGGTCCGTTATATCTTCAGTTGTTTTTATGGGTTTAGAACTAGGTATACCACTTGTCCCCCCATCTACCTCAATCCAAAAATCATCATCTAATTTTTTTCCTTCTCTTTGTATTTCTTTTATTTGGTTATATAATTCATCAGTTTCTATTTTTCTTTTTTTTCCTGATTGTATTAACCACTTAGCTGAATATCCTTTCATTTTTAAAATAGTACCATTAGGGAAAATAGGATGAAATAATTCTATTGAATCTATATCTTCTTGTATATTGGTTAATTGTTCCTTTAAAGTATCTATTGTTATTTGTTTTGGGTTTATATAATCTACTATATATTCTAAGCTTTTTTTAATAAATAAATCATGGAGTTCAAAAGAAATATCATAAAATTTTTGAGAGTATATATTAAAAAATTCATTAATACTTCTTTTTACTGGTAAAAACTCAGTAAATTCCTCATCTAATAAATCTCTTGCTTTTTTAGATTCATATACCCCTTTTTTTAGTTTTGATTTGATCATTTTATTATTATATTTTTTACCAATTGTAATTAGGTGTAATTAATGATGCATCATAGTTACTACCTCCATTTTTAGGATTAAAAGGGTTATCATCTCCCCTATAATCTGCAAGATATTGGTTTAATTTTACACCTTGTAGTCCTGGATAATATATTGTGGGGTTAGGGTAAGGGTTTCCATCATTATTACCATGAAACCAATCAAAGTGAGCTGTAGAATTTCGTGTATATCCATGAACATCATCCTCTAGATTTTTATTTTGTATGTTTTCAAATTTTCCACTTTCTATATAATAAAACATATTCCAGTATTTACGGACATAATACCCTGTCCATTCACCATACAAATATACTGCAAATTTACCATTTACTTTTAAAATTGGCTGACCATACATCGGAATACCATGATCGCCTCCTGTTACTCTTTCTCTATAATAATTGCAATTAGGATTATTTAGAAGATTTTGCAAAGAAGAATTTTGTCCTAATGCCCCATAACAATTACCAGCCGCATTAGGACCATAACAAAAGCTACTTATCATTTGATGTTCCCCATAACCATGATTAGCATATCGTACAGGTATACTGTCTAAAATACCAACTTGATCAGGGGCTAAATTAACAGAATTATCAATCATACCACTTAATATATGCCACCCATCAAAAATTGGAGAAACATTTCCATCAGCATCCCAATTTGTAGGAGATAATAATTTATATTTTATTCTACTGTATCTTGTCCAATTACCACTTCCATCTCCTATTTTTGATATTCCTGGGAAAAATCTCTGTGTGTCCCCTCCAGAGGTATGTCCCCAATTTTTATATCTTCTTACTTTAGGGAAAAATTTTCCTGAAAAGTCTCCATATATAGTAAGTTTACCAGGCATTTCATGATAAACTGTAGTGTTTTTTGTAGTTTTATTGTAAAATTCAGGAACTGTAGGATCATTAGACATAGATCCATCTGTGCCTTCTATATAATTATCATATAAAGATGCGTCTCTTGATATTGTTATGTTTTTATGTTCTCCTGCTTGGATAATTATAGTTTGATATGCAGGTTGGAGGCCTACTTCTGGATCTTTATCTGTTCTAATCATAAGTTGGCATTTTGCTGTAGTGTCTAAATACCAATATCCTCCTGTCTCTGGATATCCCTCAAGCATGTAATCATATAAATCTGATTCTTTTGGATATTTATAAAATCTTTCTTGTCCTTCACAATAAAGTCTAAGTTTAATTTCATCATATAAATATTCTTGATCTATTCCTAAAAGAGGATTAATGTTAAGATCAGATGCATTTTCTATTTTTTCTCCATTATCTATACTATTTATATCATCAGTTGTAACTAATTTATAATTAGGAGAATCTTTAGTACTTATCATTTGTCCAGAGATAGGATCTATAATTTCTTCTTTAAGGGCTAGTCTTAATACTCTTAACCAAAACCCTCGATAAGGACCTGTTATTTCTCTTTTAAATCCTTGTTGCATAAACCATATTTTTGCTGTGTCGGGGTTTATAACTTCATTTGTAGATAAATTTCCTACTTGTAAAAAAGAACCATTTGGAAATATTGGGTGTTCTTGTATAGGGGGAGGAAAAGATTTTTCAAAAAATTCTTCATTTTTTTCAAGTAAATCATGTTCTAATGAAACAATAGTTGCTTCTAAATCCTCATTTATCCAAGGTTGACGATAGTCTAAACTTTCAACTATTATAGATTCGTGAGATTTTTTTCCCCTTTTAGGAATTTGATAAAATAAATCATTATATATATTTTTTATTTTGTCATTATCAAATTTTTCTTCAGATAATGCTATTTCATTAAAAGTACCTTCATTTAATTTTTTAGCAGTTTCATTACTTATTATTTCTTTTTTTAAAGGAAATTTTTTTTCTGCCATTATCTTACAACTTTAAAATAATATTTATCGTCATAAATAGTTGTACCATCAAGATTTATATGTTTTAATAATATACGATAATATCTTTCTGGTTGTAATCCACTCATATATAAATTAAAATAAGGACTTATTTCATCTGCGCTTATTTTTGTGAAATCATCATGAAAAGGGATAACTTCTCTTTCTGTATGAGCGTCTCTTATGCTATAGTTTGCGTTAGATTTGAAATATCCTACATTTAAATAATTTGAAGTAGTAGAAAATTCTCTTGTTGGGTATTTATCTCTTATATTAATTCTAAATTTAACTATTTCATTTTGGTTATATTCTTTTTTATTACCAAAAAGAGAAACGTGTAATTCACCACTTGTTTTAATTTGATTACTTGCAAATAGGTTTGAAAGATATGATTGATCATCCCATTTAAAACATAATTTAGGAGGATAAATTGTATGAGTATTTGATGAAAAATATTGGATTTCACCAAAACTACTATTTACATCTGATTCAACACTATTTAATGTTTTAAGTAAAAAACCATAATTGTTAATTCCTTCTGGGTATGATTGTCCTACACTTAAACTTGCACTCCATCTATGTATAACTTCTTTTACATCTATATTTGTGTCTAAACTGTCTCCTTCTAAAAATTGTTGAGTGCCATAAAAATTACTCCCTGTATACCATGTTCCCCCTCCTTGTGTTAATAATGAAGAGCTTATTGATCCTGTACCATATCCGTGGGCAGTTGCTGCTGATCCAAACCAATTAGTAGTAGTTCCACTTCCTGTCCAGTGTGTTGCTGTTGTTGAGTTATCTCTGTGTTCCCAAGATACCCCATTAGATTCTAAAGGTAAATTTAAATATTTACCTGTTCCTTGATCCCAAGATTGAGATATAGCATAAGCTGCAATGATATGATTTGATGTTATATTTTTTGTGTCTGCAGTTGATAATTGTAAGTTAACTGATGATACATCAATTGATGATGTAAATACATCATCCCCCATTATAGATATTGCTTTTTTAATATCATCATTTTTAAATTTAATTAAAATTCTTGATGGGTGATGATATTGATCAGTAGATCCTGGTTCTTTTACTAATTCAAGAAGTTCATCACCTCCTGTATTCATGTTTTTACGATCAGGATGACTGTATATTGTTGTATCTGTTTCTGGGAAAATAAAATAATATGCCATTTTAGTATGTTATTACACGTCCGTTAATATCTGTGTTTGGGGATTTTAATTCAAAAATACTTGGATCCATTGATGGGTAAATTACCCCATCTCTTGTTGCTTTAGTAAAACCATATTTGTATTGAGAATAACCTTGAGCTGTTCCACTTATGTTAGTAAAATTAAGATTTGTTATTGTTTGTACTCCATCTACTCCTCCTATTAAATTCATTACTTCAGAAATAATTATAGGTTGGTTTATTTGCCACTTACTTATATCAAAATAGTTTTGTATTTCAGAAATACATTGTAATAATACTGTTTGGTTATTATAATTTTTAAATGTTGAAATTTCAAACTCTACTTGAAAATTAATTACAAATGCATTTTTTATATTAATAGCGTCTGTTAACATTCTATATTGTTCTAAATAAGTAGATAAATTTGTTTTAGTAGCATCATTTAAATTTTCTAATTTTCCTAAAGAATCATATCCTAAAGTATATAAATTTAAAGCTAATGGATTTGGTATACGATTGGGTTCTGTTGTTAAGGGAGATGTTTGGTCATCTTGTGTTATAAAAGCTTTAGCTACTCTACCTAATTGAGGAGGCATAGATAAAGTTCTAACTAAATAATCATCTTTAGTTACTGTTCTTTGTTGAGCACTAAAATGTGCAATTGTATTCATTCTAATTTCCTCTAAAGATTCTCCTGCTCCACCCCCACTTGCTGCTTTTACATTTGTACTTGTTAAAGAATTTTTTGCAAAACTCATCATAGCTAAATTTTGGTTGGGTTTGTTAGTAATAGATAATGTTCCCTTTTGTGTTATTGTATTTGATTTTACATTTGATTGTAATCCTCCTCCTACAATATAATTAACTTTTAGTGTTGTGTTTGAAGGGGCTTCTCCATAGGCTCTAGTGTATAAAAAGTTTGAAGGATCATAAGCTACATCTAGTTTTGTTCTTCCGTCTTTAATTCCCAAACCTATATTATCTGGGTTGGGTATAATTTGTTCGTCTGTTTTATCGCTTATACCTGCGCCAAACTGGATATCTATACTTTGGTCTGTTTTTATTCTAGTTATAAAACGTTTTTGTGTTCTTTTTAATTTTAAAAGATAAGGTGTTTGATTATTATATTGTTGTAAGGCAGGATCATTAGTTCCTAAATTTTGTACTTCTTCAAATATAGTATCTTGGGCCATATAAGGAACTTCAGTCCAACTATTACCATCTGAATCTGTTATTGATTCTATAGAAATAATATTTGAATCAAATAAATTAATTGTTTTGAATTTTTCTGCTGGTCCTATTGTAAATGATTGGGTTCTTCCTTCTCCAGAAATTGCAGGGACTGTTTTTTTAAGTAAATAATATTCTGGATTATTTAATGCATCATATTGATATATACTTACTTCTGTGGGTTCAAAACTAGATGAATAACCAAATCTTGCATCTTTAGTAGTATAAAAAGAAGAACCCTCTGTAGATATAAATACTGAGTTTTGATTAATATTTAAAGCAAAATTATAATCAGGTTCATATTTACTTGGATCAGTAGATGGTTTTGAAGGTACTAATTGTGTTAAATCTAAATTTACACTTGAAGCTGCTGTTGTTTTGGGTCTATATCCCATAGAATGGGCTAAATTATATAAATTTTCTCTGTCTTGGGCTGTTGATAGAAAAGATTCTCTTAATTGTGTGTCTGTGTAAAATGATAAAACATCCCCCACATAGGCTGCCATTTCTAAAAACATCATTCCCGGATTACCTTCACTAAAATCATTAAAGTTATTAGGAAAATATATTTTTGTAAAATCTATTAGTTGACTTTTAAAGTTATTATAATCTTTACTTAGATATTTAACCTCTTTATCTTGATTTTTATTTGATACTTTTGAGTATGCCATTAGTTGTTAAAATTTAATTGTATTGATTCTTCACTATTATCTAAAAGATATATATATGTTAAACTTATAAATAATGTATGTTCATCTTCTGAGATATTTGTTGTTACTCCTTCTAATTTTATTTCAGTGATAAATTTATTTATTTGGTCTTGTATTTGTAATTTTAGAGTTATTAAATCTATATCTTGTTCAAAAAGAAGATTTTTTATCCCAACACCAAAATTGGGTTCATTTATTCTTTCTCCGGGATAAGTTAATAAAAGATTTAATAAATTAGCTTTTATTTGTTCTTTAACCGTTTGAGTTCCTGAAAACATATTATCTTCATCCAAAGGAAAAGCAACCCCTATCTTAATATTTTTATTAAGATCTAAGGGATTTATTCTTCTGGTTTGACGTAATATAGGCATTTACTAATTTCCTTTTTTCTTATTAATAGCTTTCATTAAATCACTATAATCTCTAGTTACTGCTTTTGCTACTGGATCAGGCATATTTACTGTTTCTAATACACTAGGTGCCATAGCTGTTTGTGTATTAGTATCTCCTTGTGCTGTTTCGTTTAATAAATCATTTAATGCCCCATTAGATGTGAAATTTTTAATAGAATGTTGTTTTATAGGTTCATTACCCATAATTTGATCTCTTAATGATTGTTTTGTTGTCTCAGGAATTTCAGTTTGTTTTTTAGTGTGTTCTATTATTGTTGGTTTAAGTTCACTACGTAAATCTTCTTTAAGTGATTTAATTTCTCTGCGTAGAGAATAATCAATTTCTTCTCTAACTACTTTTCTGATTAAGTTTTCGAATGTTTTTGCTTTCATTGTTTTTTGTGTTTATTATAAATATAAATTTTATTTGTTTTCTATATGTAATCACCTGTTAGAGGATCATAATTTACTACTTTAATCTGAGTGTTTACTTCTCTTTGGAATTGTGCACCAAGAGTATATACTCTTCTTAAAGCTTTATGATCTCCTTGAGCAATTAAGTTTTCTAACATATTACCATAAAGTTCATTAATTAAAGCAGTAATTTCCTCTAAAGTTGGGTGAACTATAGGAATTGGAGGATCTGTAGTATTCCCCGTCCCATCATCAACTGGGTAATTTGCTAAATTATATGCATTACATTTGTCTATAAAATCAAGTTCTAAATATATTATAAAAGCTTTTAATCTTTGTATTTCCCCTAGTATATATTCTAATTTATTTGTTATAGGGGTTATTCTATCATATACTTGATCCGCCATAGAGATATATTTATCTAATACTTTAGGTAGGGCCCTAAATAAATTTACATATTCTTTTATTTTTACTTTAGCTAAATTAACACCATTATTTGTATTAGCAATTACTGCTCCATTAGCAGAAGGTCCTGATGATGCTGATAAAATAGCAGGTGCTGCCATTATAACATAATTTAATATTTTTGTTAGATGTTGTAATGGATCTGTTATTGTTTTTATTCCATCTATTGGGTTGGGGGTACCTTCAGGTAATTCTACTTTAGATGAAATTTTTCCTATTTTTTGTTTTAAAATATCAAATACATCTAATCCCTTCATAATTACTTCTTCCGTATCATTTAAAGTTTTTGTAAGTTTATCTGCTATTTCTTTAAATTTATCTTTACCCTCTAAACTACAAGAAGCTTCGTTTATTTCTGCCGTTAACATTTTTATAATATATTCAGGAGAAAGAAGTTTGTCTTTAAGTTCTGTTACTCTTTTTTTTCCTTCTTCTATAACTTTTTGTTTAACGTCAGCTATTATTCTGCTTATATCGTTATTTATTTTATTTCTTATAGCCTTTGTAGACATATTATATTAATTTTGTAGTTCGACTCATCATATCATCTATATTTTTTCGTATATTTTCAATATCTTGATATCTTGATTCTAAACAATCAAAATTATCAGCATTCATCCCCGTAGCTGTTCCAGGTTCTGTAACAATATAAGATATACTTCCTACCATATCTAATACTAATTGTTGTAGAAACTCTAATATTTGTTCTAATATCTTTTTTAATTCATGCCCTAATACTGCTGGTTCTATTGGTAGTTCTCCTGTTGTTAGTGATCTTAATCCTAAATATATGTTAGGGGCGTTTACTATAAATTTAGTATCTTCTGAATTATCAGTGTCAAAATGAAAATTTCCCATAGCTGAAAATCCTATAGATTTATCTGAATATAAAAGTATATGATCTTTTTTAGCATTAAATACTAATCTATCAGAATCTATTATTACTTGGTTTCCTTGATATGTGTTGGGTGATTCAGGTATAAATGTCATTTTATTATATTATTGCTTGATTTGCTAATTCTATTTTATGAGTAAACTTATTTAAAAAAAATGTATTTTCATCTCTATAAGCTTTATGTACTTTAGGATTTGTTGATGATACAGAGTTTACTTTTCCATTATTCCCCTTTATATAAGAAATATGAACCCAAGAAAAATTTGATGATAAAGAAGAATATACTCCTCTTTCGGGGTATTCCCATATTAATTGGTGGTATTGAGGTATGTATGTTTTACACCAATTAAATAAATATGATGAAGCTGTATTATTATTTAAAGCTATATCTGCTGCATATCCATATACATGTTGGCTATTTTCTACTCCTCCCATTAATTTATTTAATTCTTTAGTTCTGTAAGTTGAAATTAAAACTAAATCATCTCCAAATTTTTCAATTAATGGGTTTATACAATATTTAAATAATCTATGTAAATTAAGAATTATATTACCTTGAGATAAATTAGGTTCATCATTTGAAATAAAATCAGATCCTGGAAGGTTTAATATATTATTTTTTATTGCCGTAGGGGAAAAAATACATTGTTTAAAATTATAAAAATTAGACATAATAAAATATTAATTACCACTATAATCTGTGGGGCTACCCATTTCTATATCAAAATTAGAAATTGTTTGTGAAAATAACATTTTTTTATAATTATCCTTTAAATCTTGATCTTTTAATATCATTTGATTATCTACTTCTTCATTTTGTTTAATACCCTTTGGTTCTGTTTGAGATATATCATAGTATGCTACTTCTGATGAATTTATTCCTTTTAAACTAACTAAATCTTGAATACCTTTAGGGGGTATTCTAGAAGGAGAAGTAAAAATAATATCTTCTTTAGTAGTATTATATAATTTTTTATCTGATATGTTTAATTCTCTTTTACTCATAATTATATTTTCATTGAACCATCTTCATTAAATACTATTCCTAATAACATATGTTTATAAGAAGCTTCATGAAATTTAAAACCTATTCCTGCTTTTTTAAAATTAGTTATTTGTTGGTCTGAACATAAATAAATACTTGAATCATCCCCATTTATATCCTCTAATATATGTTCATACCTTTCACCTTGTTCTAAAGGGTTTTTTGTTTGACCATTACTAATAATAGTAATAGGTTTTCCTATTTCTCCCACATTACTCCAATTATTAGATACATGAGAACCTCCTTTATCAGGATTAGTATTTACCGTAGATCCAAATCTTATTGATTGACCATATCTACCTTCAAACATTATATCTCCCAAATAAGGTTGCATAGGCCTTATACTATCTATTTCTTTAAAATAATCTAAACTTGTTTCTGTTCCTGCTTCTAATTCTTCAGGATTAAGCTCATTAAAATAAGCATTATGGTTAGGTGAACCAAAAACATTAATAGGTGGTAAATAATAACCTATAGATTTTCCTATATCATTATAACCATCTCCATCAGGTCCTCCCAACACATATACTATTTCATTAACTGTTGGGTATTGAGAAATATTATTAAATAAAGGCCTAGCTTGGTTTAGTTGTTGGGTTGATAATGGTTTGTCTTCATCTAAATTATTATATCTAATATTACCAATAACATTAGATGATCCCGACATTATTACTTCTTGAACTCTTACTGCTTTTACATTACTAAACATATAATTATTCTATTTGTTTGGGTTTTTCTACTGTTTTTGATATTTCTTCAGCAACCTCCATTAATTGATCCATTTCTTCAGAAGATAATAGACCACCATCTCCTGTGTTAGCTCCCCCAGTGGTTAAACGTTGTACTATTGAAGCCATTTTAATTAAATGGTCATCATTTTTTACGCTTATCTCCATATATTCTTTGATTAATGGTACTACCACAGTAGCATCGCCTAAAGATGTGATTAAGGGACGTAATTCGGCAATCATCGAAGCAATTTGCGTTGCTTTTTTCTTTTGATTACCATGGATTTCTTTTAATAGATCTCCAAAAGATTTATCGTCAAATATTACTTGTTTTAATGAATCCATATTGTTTTGTTATAAATATGGAATTTTTAGACTTTTACATATCCTGTTTCTATATACTCATTATAAAGTTTTTTATAATGTTTTTTAAGTATTTTAGTTACTTTAGTAATAACTGGAGTTTCTACCTCTGTCATTTCTCTAATATAAATGTAAAGGGCTTTTTTATTAAATATTTCTAAATTTTCTCTACGTTTAAAAAGTACATTAATAGCATCACATACTTTTCTATCTTTATCTTTTTTAAACATTGTAAACATATGTTTATCAATATATTCTGTAAGGTAATCTATAAAATCTTTTATGTCTTGTTTACGTTCATCTCTTCCTAATTGGTGTATTACTCCTTCATCTTCATCAGCTGCTAATGGATCTACCTTTTGTTTTTTCTTTTGATAATTAGCATTATTATATAATATTAAATAATTTTTTCCTACAATTGAAAAATAACTAAATGCCTTACTACCTCTTTCTGGTTTAAAATAATCTAATTTTTCTAAAAGAAAACAAATTACTTCATGTTTTAAATCTTCTAGATCATCTACTTCTGTATAATAGAATTTGAAGGTGTGTATTAAATTTTCAGCTAGTTTGTAAAAAGGATAATGTATTCTTGATGCAAATATATTGTCTCTTTCTTCTTGATTTGATGATGCTAAATATTCTTTTATAGCTGCGTCTGTGTCTTTTGTAAAATATTGTTTTTTAGTTACCTTTCTACCTCTTTTATTTTTAGAAACTTGGGAAGAACCTATAATAAAACTAGTCTTATTATTTATAGGAGGGGTAGGGGCATACTTAAGTTTGTTTGACATGTGGTTTTTACTAAGTTTTTATTTAAGAGTAAACTCGTTTAGAGCTTCTTGTATTTTTTCTACTTCTTTAAAGAAAAATCCAATTTCATCATCCGAATGAAATGAACCTTTTTGGTCTAATTGTTTTAATCTTAAATCACAAGCTACTATTGCTTCACTTTGTTTAGTAATAAAATCTTCTAATCTTTCAGTTTGTTTTATTAAATTTCTAATAACAAAAAAAGCAGTTGTTATTACTAGTGTTAATATTACGCTTAATATAATTTCCATAATTAATCTTTAAAAAATGAATCTATAACATCTAATGTTGCTGATGCTAATTTTGGATTGTTTGCTGTGTTTACTTTTTTAGCTGCTCTAAGTGTTTTATCACCTTTAGTAGCGTTTGCTGGTTTAGACGTAGACTTTGGATTAGCTGAATTATTCCACAACTCAAATTCAATTTGAGCAGCCATATGATCTGCTTGATGCATTAATAATGGTAAGTGGGTTCTTAATCTTGTTTCCTTTTGACCAGACATAAAATAAAACTTATTTGACTCATCATATAAACCATCATGAATTTTAATTGTGATAAACTCGTTTTGAGTTACTTTACAACCAATTTCCTGTAGGATAAATAATGAACGTTCTGGAACTTTCATTGCAGGAATGTCAGTGTTAAACTTATACATTTGACCCAATTTATCCATATGCCATTGTGAATCGTTTGGTTGATAATACTCGCCTTCTTGTTGGCCCATCTTACCTAAATCATGGAATAACGCTGCGAAATGCATTTCTTCGACAGTATATGTAGATATATCACCTCCCATTGCTTTCCACGTTTTATATAAGTTATTTGCACAATCATATACACGTAAAACATGGTCAGTATAACCACCTGCAAATGCTGAATGGTGCCAATTTTTACTTGAGGCAGGCATCATCATCATTCTTTCTTTGTACTTATCTAAAAATGGTAATAGTATGTCTGTTCTTTCTTTTGAAAAACATG